ATGAAGGGTTTTAGAGTCGCCTTCTCCGCTGCTTTCAACAATAATGTTAGCAGCATCAAAGGTTAAGTTCTCTTTTAAGTATGCCATACCTAATCAGTGTCCTTATACTGTGCTTTTAGCGTTGGTGCCAGCTTCTTCACCTTTGGTCTTAGCCTTAGGAGCAGCTGATGGCTTTTGAGTTGATTGGGCTGGAGTATTACCAACCTTACCAATTAAATCCTTAGCTGTTGGAGCAGCACGGCCGCTTTCGTCACCAGAACTCATTGCTGGTTTTGCTTCAGCACCTTTGGCGCCTGCATTAGCAGCAACAGTTGATTTTTTGTTCACAGCACCTTCTTCGCTCTTAACTGGAGCAGGAGCAGCTTTTAAAGCAACGCCTTCTTCTAGTGCTTCAGCATCTTCGTCTTCATCTTCAGAAACTTCTTCTTCAGATTCAAACATGCCTTCCATTTCCATGTCGCCTTCTTCAGCGCCGAACATGTCAGCATGTTCTGGCTCTTCAGCTTCATCAGCCATTAGAGCTTCAAACTCTGCCATTAATTCTTCCATTTGATCTTCTAGATCAACAACACGGTCTTCTAAATCTTCTTCTTCGCCTTCTTCGTCGTCAGCGTCTAATTCTAGTTCGCCTTCTTCGTCGCCCATTTCAACGTCCATTTCCATGTCGTCTTCGGCTTCAGAAACGCCTTCTTCGTCAGCTTCGATATCGTCGATTAGATCATCAACTTCATCTTCTGCCATGTCTTCTTCAGACATTAGGTTTTCGTAAATTTCACGAGACTTCTCAACCACGATTTCGTGGAATAGGTCTTGTGCTTTTGAATCTTCGTCATTAATGACGTATTCAATTAGCTTCTCGAATTTGTTCATGTTTTGTTCTCCAATAAAGTATGGCTTTATGTGTATTGTATTTACAATAACTTACAAAAATGTGCGTATATTACACTGAAAATAACAAAAAAGGGCGAAAAAGTCAGAAATTGCTACTAGATATAGTCAATTCTGCTTACATTGGTGGCTGCATTGCTTCTGCAGATACAGCGTATTGTTTTTGAATCTTTTTTAATTTTTCTCGATATTCTACGTTACGCAAATCAAGCATACGGCGTAGTTTATTAATCTGCTTTAATGTTAAACGAGTTTTACGTGTAGCATCGTCGTCAAGTTGAGTGTTGTCATCTTGAACGTCTTGGTATCCTGGGACAGCTTGATCAAACATTTCGTTAAGTTGCATAGTTTTATTTATACCCCGGGCGGCGGTGTTCCACCTGTTGGCCCTGTGCTAGGCATTGGCGGGACTTCCCCAGCACCAACTTCGACACCTTCACCGCCTTCTGGTGGTGCTTCCATCCCTTCTAAATTGCCCAAATCTGTCTCAAATCCACCAGGCATAATGCCTACAGAACGTAAATCAGAACCTTCCGGGCTCATATCTTCTTGTGATCCTTGCTCTTCGTTCCATAATTCTTCGTTGCGAACAATTTCTTCTTCAGTTAAACCTAAGAAACGTTCTAACAAGAAACGCTTGCTCATGTATGGTAGTTGTTCTAAACCTTGGAATGTTCCTACACGTGCTGAATCCATTTCTGCTTGGCGGAATGTAGCAAAGTTTTGTGGAGAGTTGAACTTTAAGTCAAATAAGCCTGAGTCAATATTAAATCCTCTCCAGCGTAAAAACATCTTAAACTCGTCATCTAACGTAGCGACTAGTGTATTTTGCAAACGTTGGCAGTATTGATTAAAACGATATTCCTGAATTAGTGCTGTGCCTACCCGTCCGTCTGATAATGGTGTTGCTGAATCATCTGGACCAGTTGGCAAATAACTGCTTGGTACACGTAATCCACGTGCCATTTTGTTATTAAAATACTTTAAGTCATCAATTTGGCCTAAATTTTCACCGCCAGGTAATGTTTCAACTTTAGATCCACGTCCTTCTGCCGTTTGTGGGAAGAAGTAATCTTCGTTAATGCTTAGTGGATTATAAGAAGCATCCATTGCACTAGCGCCGCCGTTTTTAGTAGGAATGCGACGTTGATGGATTTCGTTTTTAACACGTTCAACAAAACTCATAGCCATGTGACTTGGCATGTTACCAACGTCAATATAGAAAACACGACGTTCTGGCGCACGTTGAACGCGGTAAATTAGAATTGCGTCTTCTAACAATTCTTTTTGTTTGAATACTTTGAAAATGTTTTCTAAAATACTTTGTCCAAATGGCCAAAAGTAATCTAAACCTTCTGTTAAACTTAAATGAACCACATGTTTAGCATCAATTGCAGACTCGTTCATTGCAGTTTCAAACCGTCCTTGAATACCTGCACCTGTGCTGCCTGGTGCATTATAATTGTATTGCTGCCCATTAGCACTAGTTGGAATAGTATGTTGGAAATCGTTTGTGGATTTTTGTGCTACTGTTAAATTTTCAAAATTAGGATTAATATCGCGCACAACGTATTGTTCTGGCTTTTTACCTTCGCTTTCATTTACAATAACACGTGCCACTTTACTTGGCTCAACCCAGAATAGTTCAAATGTTTCTGGGTCGCGAATGAATACTTGATCGCCGTATTTTAATGTATTACGAAAAAGTTTAAAAATTCTTTGATCAAACTGATTTAATTTAGACCATTGTTTTAATTGCTGTCTAATAATGTTTACTTCATTTTCGGTTGGTTTTTCGTTAAAGTTAATTTCAAACGCTGTACCATTTTGTTCATTTTCTTGTGTGCAGAATTCAGCAATAATATCCAAACAAGCATTAATTTCCGAGTCCATATCCATTGCTTCGTATTGATTATAACGCTCAACACGATTTGGATGTCCTGTATATACTTCTGGCAATACACTTTCATAATTTCGAAACGAAAAGTTTGGCGAATTATTTGACGCCATGTTGCCATTGCCCATTGGGCTAAATCTGCCAGAAGTATCGGCTGCTCGGAAATGTTTTTTGTAAGACATATCGCTATTTAGCTATAGTTCGCACGGAACATTTTTTCAGATACAGCAGTGTGTCTCTGTATGGCGTCAATTACTGCATCAAGTTTTGCAATTTGGCGTTCCATCAAATCTATCTGAGGTTTCATATCACGAGTATCTTTAATTTCTACTGGTATTTTATTACCTTCAAGTGGAACAACAGCCTCAGTGCCGTGTAATGTGGCACGATAACCTGATTTTGGTCCTGTCGCAACACCACCATAAGCCAAACTTTGTTGTGTTTCTAGAGTCGCTGGTGCAGCGGGACCAAGTTTTGTTGTAGGAGCAGTTAACTCAGGAATAGGTGCTTTAATTTCTGGTTCTGTCGGTGTCTTAACTTCTGGTTCTGTCGGTGTCTTAACTTCTGGTTTTTTAGGTTCAAACAAATACATACCTTCAGGAACCTGGCGTTCTCCAGACTTAATAGATTCATAAAGAGGAGTACCGGGCATAATTGGCTCTAGACTACCCGGTGTTGGGCGTGCTGCTTTACCACCTACTGTTGGCTGAGTGCGTTGATAATATTCATTCATACCAGCAGTTAATTGGGTAATACTCTTGTTTAACTCATCTAACCGTGTGTTTAACTCAGCAATACGTTCTGGATCTGTTTCAGTTTCAAGTTGTTTTCTAATGGATTCAAGCTCTTGACCCATTTTAGCACGCTGTTCAACTGCAACTGCATTCTGTCCAGGTGTTTGGACGTTTGCTGGAACATTAGAAATATTATCATAAACCCATTGTGTTACATCGTTAATTGCGGCTGCAAATGTTTTTACGCCAGCAGTAACCGTTTGAAATTCAGTTGCTAATAACGAGATGTTTGATGCTGCTTGTTCTAAATCAGCTCTAGCGCCGGCTAAATTTTGTGTTGCTTCATCTGGAAATTGTGTACCTTGATCAATAGCATTATATGCGCCATCAATTGCTTCACCAATTTTACCAGCATCACGTGTTGCTAAATTTAGTTGCTCGTTATACATGCGGGTAGCAATTGTGTTATTACCAGTTGCTTGCGCTAATCCACGATATTGTTGTTCGGCAATGATTGCGCTATCTTGCAAGTTTTGTGTGAATTGATTCATTTTCATAGAACCAGCAGCAAGTGCGCTAACATTTTCAGCAAAACCCGGAATAGTTGCAGCAGCGGCTTGTGCTTCTGGTGTTGTATAGAAACCTGTAGCTGCCGCCATAATCGCAGACGCCATTTGTTTATTGCCCATTGCTGTTTGTGCTAATACTGCTGCTTGCAATTCTTTTGCTGCTGCTTCTTGACCGTTTAATTGCATATCTCTAATCTTAGCAGCAAATCGTTCGTTAAGCATCATCTGATCCATTTCAGTTTGCAATTGCTTACGACTCATGCCAGTTAACTTAGCAATAGCGTCAAGCTCTTTGCCGTATGCCAGTGTTCCTGCTGCTAATTGTTCGTTAGATAATGTTTGCTGAGCGCCAAACCGACGTTGTAGATCTGCATATTGGATCATGGTATCAGCAATTTCATCAGAACTATATCCTAACACACGCAACTGCATATCTAATCGATTGCCTGCTTCGTCAGCTTTTTTCATGGCACCGGCAGTTGATGTGAACTGCTTAGATGCATCGAGAACGGTTCCGCTTAATCCTGCCAATCTTTGAGAATTTCTAGTAACAATTGCGCTCATTGCTTCAATTGGCATTCCTAGCTCGCTAAATTGTCGTCTAATATCTTCAATACCTCCTGCACCTGCTGCGCCAGCTTGACTTAGCTGTTCAAATGCACCATATGCAGTTTGGTATTGATCAAGCATGTAGTTTGTTGCTTGGCCTGCGGCTTGTGTTAATCCTTTTAATGCTCCACCAACTAATGGAATTGTTCCAAGTAATTCACCAACTACATTCGAAAGAGATGTAATTGTGCTGTTTAGTACATTGAAGCTGGTGTTACCTTTGCCAACAGCACCAGCCATTGATCCTATGTTTACTAATGTCTGTTTTGCTGATTTGTATGCGTTAGTAAACCCTAGCAGTGCATCAATTGCTATTCCATTAGCACGTGCAAATGCTTTAAGTTTTTCTTCAGAAATATTTGCACCAGAAGAAACTGCTCGTACAAATTCTCTAATAGAATACGCACCTTCCTGGGCACTTTCGCTTAAATCATCGATATTTTCATCAGCCATATATTTTCAACCATAAGTAATTTACACATATTTATTCACAGGAAAATATATGGCTGACAACCCTTTGACCGGATATTTTAGACGTCCAGCAATTTACATCAAACTACCTAGTGACGGCAAATATTGGCCACCGGGTACAATTGATCTGCCTGACAACAAAGAACTTCCTGTGTTTCCTATGACAGCCATTGATGAAATTACCTATCGTACACCAGATGCATTGTTTAACGGTCAGGCATTGGTTGATGTCGTTCAGAGCTGCATTCCTGCAATTAAAAATGCTTGGGCAATGCCCAACATCGACATTGATACTATTTTAATCGCTATCAGAATTGCCAGTTACGGGCATTCAATGGATATTGACACCACATGTCCTAAATGTAGCGAAGAATCTACCTATGCGCTTGACCTACGTACAGTACTTGATGGATTTAAAACGCCGAAGTTTGATCAACCCAGATTAGTTGGTGATTTAGAAATTCACTTCAAACCATTAAGTTATAAACAACTTACCGGAAACAGCATTGTGCAGTTTGAAGAACAAAAATTAATGAGTCTGATTCAGGATTCAGAAATGACTGAAGAAGAAAAATTAACACATGTCGCCGAAGCATTCAAAAAAGTAAGTCAGTTAACACTAAAAGCAGTACGGCAGGGTATTCATTATATTCATACACCCGATGCGGATGTTAGTGAACCACAATATATTGATGAGTTTTTGCGAAACTGTGACAAAGGTATATTTGATACTATTCGAGATCATATCATGAACTTGAGAAAGGAAGCTGAACTCAAACCATTAGATATCAAGTGTCGTAGTTGCGGTCATGAATACAAACAACCATTTACACTGGATATGACAAATTTTTTCGGATAAGGCTTCTGACCTTGAATTCTGAGGAAATTTCCAATTATGTTGATAGATTAGAAGCCGAGACAAACCAAATTAAAGACGAAGCATTACGATTTTCATGGTATATGCGGGGTGGGTTAAGTTATGAAAGTGCTTTAATGTTAAGTTTTAAAGAGCGAGAATTATTATCAAAACTTGTCAAAGACAACATGGAAACAACTAAGAAAACAGGATTACCGTATTTTTAATGGATTTAAAAGCAGCACGAGAATCAGTTGAAAACTGGTTAGAAAATTTTATTGAGGTTCCACATCCTGCGCTAGGTGGGTTTCCTCCGTGTCCGTATGCACGTCAAGCCCGCTTAAAAAATCAAGTTGATTATCGTTTAGGCGGTGATCCATATCTAGACTTATTAATGTTAAGCAAAAAAGGTATGGAAACGTGGGAAGTTGTTGTTTACATCTACGACCCAAATCTATGGAGTGCTGATGAATTTAACGAACATATTGACGAAGCAAATGCTGGACCCATGAAATCAGCAGGATTAGTGAGTCTGAGTGATCATCCAGATCATACAGAAACACAAAACGGTGTTTGTTTTAATCATGGCACATATGCACTTAGCATCGCGGCACTCACTAAAAATTTAGATGATGCAAGTGCAAATCTATACAAAAAGGGCTATTATTCAGGCTGGGATCCAGAATATCTGGACGATTTATTTTTGCACAGACAGGATCCCAGAACATGATATATGCCAGAATACAATTATCTGATACCAATTACTCTGTCTTGGATAATTTTCAGGTAATATCAAATCCTGATCCAGACGAATTGGAAAAAATTTACAATTCTTATTGTGTACACAAAAAATTTAATTCAGTGATGCCCATATTTCCACAAGAATACTTTAAAAATGAGGTACTGGGTTATTATGATCAAGACAAACTTGTGGCATTTAGCTTGATGCAAGTTTTTGATAACAAAAATGTAGAGGCGATTCAGTTTGCTTGGGACTACCAGAATCCCAAATTAAGGCTAGGACTTTCTAGTCTAAAAAGTGAATGTGCTTATTACAAAATGCGAGGGTTTGACTATTTGTATCTGGGCGAAGCTTCGGAATACAAGCGTCAAATAGATGGATTTGAAATACTAGGACCAAGAACATAATGGACATTTATCATATCTGGGCTGAAAAGTCCACAGACATACCCGACATTGATTGGGTAAACAACATGAAGGGATTTCTGGATCACTTAAAAAACGAAGGCAAATGCGAAGGTTATCGTATTACACGTTGTAAGATGGGTTTTGCTTCAATTCCTAATTTGCCAGAGTGGCACATCATGATGGAGTTTAAAGACATGGCACAACTTGAAGATGCATTCAAACGTGTGGCTCCACTTGAGGGAGAACTCGAAGCAAAACATCAGAGTTTCAATCAATTTGTTGAAGATATCAAACACGCATATTATCGTGACTGGCCAGACACATTTGAATAAATAAATGTGTTACGCAACGTAACATGCCTAAATCAAAGCCCCTAGTAGTGCCAAAATGCTAGGGGCTTTTTCATGAGCATTATTACCAAAAATTCTGAATGATTCTGATATCTCAACTCAGAGTATGAGCATATCATCATTAATTATATATTCGAAGATATGCTACGCATATCTAAGATTTCGCTAACGCTCAATCTTATGGTTTTAAAATCTAATTATTGTTGTATAATTGTAAATCTAATGTTAATTGCAGGTATGATCGGATAATATCTTCGTCAGATAGACTGGTCAGACTTTACCCATCCGGGGGTAAAGTTCAAACTAATTCATCTTTCGTCGAGTGAGCTAGCCAGCAATTATAAGAGATTAAGATGTTTAATATACATTCCACGGAGGCGGTCAGCCTGTACCCCCTACTCTAGACTTGTTTCTGACGGGAGCTCGCATATAACTAATTGCCCGCTATATGCAAACTTGCTGTTGATTTTTTGACAGAGCAGCATCATTTAGCCTTTTTAATTCGCCATACATTCAATCAAATACGTTAGTGAACTACAAAAAGACGTTCAAAGTTCACAGGCATGTCGTATCAGCGTCCTGTTAAGGATAGTGATTGAAGTCCGTGTCGCTGCTCACGATTTGGGTGTCCTCCACACAACAGAGAGTATTACCGCTTGTACTAATCGCCCCAAGCTAGGCTATCAACGATTTAACCGTGCGCTAATTCTTATGCACACAACTCTTTAAGATGGTCTTGATTATGCCTTATGCCTAAAAATGTACCTAAATCTGTTATGATCCAGTTCTTGCCTAAATTTTTCCCTGAATATAATGTGTAACTTGGTGTTAAAAAATTATCTTGATATGCCTGTTCAAATGCCAAATATGTGCCTTTACGGTTAAATTTCATGAACAAAAAGTTCACATCTCCATCATCCGCAGCATCCAGGCACTGAGTTATCCAACCGTCAAGAACTTTGCAGTCGCCTGTGTATAGTTGATGCCACGGAAATTCTTTATAACTCTTACACTCAGCATTAAAACGAGGAAAACTTAATGGAGGAACAATATCTCCTTTAAGAACTCGTATGGTTCCTTCGTGTAAAAATTCTTTGCGAGCAGCGTTTAACCCGCCCACATACGCACCAGATCCTGGAACACGAATAAAGGTTTCGTTGTAGATTTCAGAAAGTTGTCTAGCAACATCTCTTTCCCAATTACTACCTTTTGCTTTCTGCGGACTTGGCACGTGCTTACTTATTCCTTGTAATATAATTGCAATAAATTACTGTTCAAAATTATAATTTACCCAAGCAGTAATTTCTTCAATGCAGGTGTTAGGTTGTGTATCCATAATAAATTCAATTGCACGTATCACATCACGTGGATCTAACCCATTGCCTGTCCAACTTGCTCTTTCTCTGATATGTGGCAGATCCACACGATCGATAGTAAGCAAACTGGTTTTAAACTGAATTTTGTTTTGTTTGAATGCTCTGGTGCATTGTTTGCTTGCATGTGATAGTGCCGCCTTGGGAATACGATAACGTTCGAATGTGGGTTCTGGTGCGGCAATGTCTTTTTCACCAATGCTTCCGATGTTAATAATGTATCCCGTTTTGTTTGCACGCACCCAGGCATCATAGACAGCAACTAACACGTTAACTTGCGCAAAATTAGCCCATGGTTCACCAGCTGGTCCATCAAATGCATTATTAATAAACACATCATAATTCAAACTATGTTCGGCAATACGCTTGACATCGTCAGCATTTGTGATATCAATTTTTAAACCGTTATCGTTAGCAGATCGTGATGCATTTACACCTCTGAAGTGATTTGCTAATTCTAGTCCTAAGCCATGATTAGCACCGGTAATTAAAAATTTATTAGTTTTCATTTTAGTTTGATCCCATACTTTGGTCAATTTACTGCCACAAGTCATTGCACACTCAAAAATTCTGCCGTTATTTAAATCTTTGTTCCATGAGTCTTGTATTTCTTTCCAAAAATCATTTTCAAAAATTTCACTTAACGAACAATCATTGATGTTAAGTGTTTTTGATGCATTGTGTTTTTCAAATAAATTTTGAATTTGATTTTTGCCATCAGGTAAGAAACTTAAATTATTGCTGCCTGGCATAACAGAACGATTATAAAATCGAGCATCTTCCAGATTATGATTAAAGAAATTGCAAGGCATGACCCAGCCGTGAGAATTAATTAATACCTTTGATGTGCCCAAATTTTTGTTTGAACAGTCACAATTGATTTTGGTTTGATTAAAATAATTTTCAAAGGATCCATATGATTTTTCCAGATTATCCAGATATAGCATACTCTGGTTACGGTATTCTATGGCGACAGGAATTTCCAATGAATAGTTGATATCACCATCTTTATTGAATACTGGCCATTCATTAAATTCTTGACAGGTTTCATGATTAAAAAATCGTCCTGTACTGCGGGGATTAAAATTTTTAAATCCAAGCAGAGCTGATAACTGGCGAGCATCGTCAACCTGATGTTCGTTATGTTTGAATACAATATAATTCCACTCAGCCGTCGCACCAGTGCGCATGTACGCCATTGCATTGCGCATTATTTTATCAAAATCAGTGTTTAATCGGTACAATGGATTTGTGTCAGCTAGACCATCAACATTAAAATCAACTTGGCCCTGTGTACCAATAATTTCTCCAAGTTCTTTCCAATATTTTTCGTCGTGTGCACCGCCATTTGTGTGTACATAAAGCCATAACTTTGGATTTTTGTCTCTGAAATCAGAAAGAATTTTCAGAAAGTCTGGATGCATTATGGGATCACCATAACTTCCGCAAAAGAATATTTGTCTAAGATTTAAACAAATTTCTTTTGTGAATGTACGATCAATGATTGTACGAGGCAAATGTTCCTGACGAAGATATGGATTTTTAATTCCACCGTTTATATTTCTGGGACATTGCGGACAGTCAGAATTACAATAACTCGTTATTTCAATTTGAAATTCATCGATTTTAGATAACTCAAACATCATCAATATCGTATGTAGTAAATCCGTTTTCTTTTATAACAGTTAGCGTATTATGCACACGACCAATAAGTTCGTCCTTGTGTGATACTAGCCACACACTTTTTTGGCGCTCTCTGCTCATGTGTTTAAGAATACTCAGGCTGTTCTCTACACCTTGTGTGTCCATCCCAGAATCAATGAGTTCGTCAATGAACACAAGATTGATTGGATGATACAAAGATTCCCAAACATCGCGGAATGCCCATGATAAACTTAAAATAAGTCTGTTACGTTCACCACGAGATAGGTTATCGAAATCTAAATCACGGCCCAAGTCTGTGATTTCCACGCTAAGATCATTTAAGAACTGTACAGTATGGCGCAAACCAATCTTGTCTAAATAATAAGTTAATCGTGAATTCAGATACGCTAAGTTTTGGTCAATGATCTTTTTACGAATGAATGAATCTTTGTTCGTGAGTAATTTAAGCAAGAAGTCCTGATGTTCTTGCAGATGCGCTAGTTCATTCATACGATCGTACGATATCTCTTGCAAGGCCTGTTCTTCCATTTCTGTAATTTGTTCAGCATATGGGTCTTGGTCGTTTTTTCTTGATTCTAACTGCGCTCTTGCCGTTTCTAATGTATTCTTGTGTTCAAATGCTTCTTGAACCGTGCTATAAAAAGTACTGGGTTTCTCTTCAAGCGGACCAAGTGATTTCAATGCAGCAATATGTTCTTCGTACTGACCTTCGTTAGCAATAATCTCAAGAGCTGTTTCCTGAAGATCAATCTCTTTTTTGTGTAAAATTTCTTCGTGATCGGCATCATGTAAATCTTGTCCACATGCATGACACTTGTGGTCACGCAATGCATTGATTTCTTTTTCTAATTTTTGAATTTTGGATGTTTTCTGATCGTTATCGATTTTAATAGCATCAATATAACTGTTAAGTGTGTTAATGTTTGATTTCTTTTCGGTCCATACTTCAATATCACTAAACGTTCTGACTTCCTGATCGATATTGATATGTTCAAGCGCAGCAATCGCTGATTCAAATTCTGCAATGTCATCATTCTTTTTGCTGATCCATAATGATTGCCTGCGTTTAACTGAGTTAATCTGGTCTTGTATGCGCTGATTAGCTTCTTGTATAGCAGCAATCCGTAATTCTTCTCCTTTGATATCATTCTTGGTTTGTTTTACTTGCTCTTTTAATTGTTCTGCTTTTTCAGTAAGCAGCGTAATACCAAGCAGTTGTTCAATAATAGCACGTTGGTCATTAGCCCGCATACTGAGGAAAGGTTCGGTATATGTGTTCAAAGCCATGATGTGTTTAAACATGTCGTGGCTTATACCTAGCAATTCCTCAATAGCTTTTTGCGTTTCTCTTGAATCGCCTTGGGCGTTATCTGTTGCTTCTTGTTCTTCGTTTTCGATATAGAATTTTAATACGTTAGGTTTGCGGCCACGTTCAATACGATATTCTTTTCCGCGGTGTTCAAATTCTACAGAACAAAGCATACCTTTGGAATTTGTCTTGTTAATTAGGTTATCGCGTTTAATGTTAGTTAATGCTACACCATAAAATGCATACGAAAGTGCATTAATAATTGTAGTTTTACCTGTACCATTACGAGCACCGTCGCCACCCAAATCCATGTTATTACCTAACACAAGTGTTAAGTCATTGCGGTCAAAATGAACAGCCTGCGTAGCGTTGCCTACACTCATAAAGTTTTTAACCGTTAAGGTCTTTATTTTAATCATAAGTTTTGGTAAATTTGTAGCAATAACTGTTTATTATAAAACTCTGAATCAATATTTGTCAATTAATCAGTGATAATTTGGTCAACTGAATGGAATACAACAGTTTCCTGTTGATCAACGTTGTGTTCGTGGTTGCTTGACTTTGGCAACAAACTGATTTCTCTAATGCCATACCCGTGAACAAATGTTTCTTTAATAAAGTTTGCCTCTTCGTAACTAACATTAATATCTAGATTAACACGAACATGCATATTTGGTTTTAATATCTGGTCAGCATGATCAATCAGTGCCGATAGATCAATAACACGATATGTGGGTTGCTGATCCCAAGCATGATATTCTGGTTTACCACCCCATTCCATGATGGTTGCACCCCGCATATCATCACCACTATCTGAAAAATTATGCGGAAAGGCATTGCCGATATAGGTAATATTTCCGTGTTCTTGCCTTAGATGAAAGTGCCCACTAAACACACGCTCGACGCCTTTAAAATCATTTGCGTTAACTTCTCCTGTGTCGGGCATTTCTACCATGGCATTCATTTTAAAGTGTGGCAGTTCAAAGTGTCCGAATACGTATTTAGATTCAATCTTTTGAATACGTTTATGATCATCACCAACAAGCCATGGAACAATAGTAACGTCACCATCTGTAAACCAATCATTAATAACATGAATGTTAGGTAAGTGGCGTGCCCATTCTGCACCGTGTATATCTCGTTTGTCGCGATAATACAAATCATGATTACCGGGTAAGAAGTAGAATTGTTCAAACGCAGCACTCAATTTTTCTAAACTTCGTAAACTAAAGTTTAGTGTTTGTAAGTTAATTGATGCACGATGGTGGTGCCAATCACCTAAAAACATTCCAGTTTCGCAATTTTTACTTTTGGCTAAGTCGATGAACCAATCTACAAAACTTTCGCAGTCTTGTAAATGTGTAACACTATTATTTTTTAAACCAAAATGGATATCAGTAAAAATCGCCGCTCGTTTGAATAAACTCATTATTGATCTTCTAAATACTTTCCGTCGACATTTTCATTTGCGAACTGACGTGTCCAGCTTGGATCAAGCCCATGCTGTTCAAGGATGTCATCGCGAATGTTCTGCATCTTTTTTTCAATGTTTAGTACACGAGTAAACGAGTTAGTAACTGCTGCTGTGTAATAAGCAAATGGATTCTGTGATTTGGCTTCGTTAAATTGTAAGCCAATCTGACATAACTGCAACAATGCCTGTGAACGCATTTCGTCGTTGTAAGTATAACCACGCCAGTTGCTTCGTGTAGCATAACGTTCACATAACTTCATATACATCATAGCAAGTTTATCAGTAACACGTCCATGACTTTTGCTAAAGTGCCCATCCTCGATGGTGCCTTTCCAGTGACTACGACCCACTTCATATGGATTGCCGTCAGCGTCAATTCTATAATGCTTGAATGATGGAAAGTTGACACGAACAGGAACCATTTCCACATCCGGATCATTTTCGTCACAAGTGTCGCAATCTAAATCTTCATCTAAATCTAAATCGTCAAGCAAATCTGCTGCTTTCTTCTTTTTAGGTTTAGTGCTTGCTTTTGTGCGCTTCTTAGGACCTAGCGGAATATGTTCATCGGTCATTACACGAATAACAATGTCTTCATTAGTAATAGACTTTGGATCAACAGTTTCTCCTGTAAGTTTAGACAAACGTGTAGCACGATTATCACGTGCTTCTTTTAGGGTGCGAACGTTGATCTTTTCAAGTCCGGTTTTGCCGTTCTCGTCTGGTTCTAAAATTAAATCAAAATCACTATCTATAATCTTGTCTCTATAAGAGCAAAATGTGTTCTTACTTTTGTGAATTTCTGCTAAAATATCTTTATTGTTTAGATAATTTACTCTCTTTTGTCCTGGTTGTGCCATTAAGGGCTCCTATATCAATACACGTATTATATACTATTTTTATGTATGATGTCAATATTTTCAGCACATTATATACGCAGTTTATGTGTGCCATAAATAATGACACAAGGAAACGTAAGAATGGCAAACGCACCGGTACCACAACATCTAGCAGGCGAATATGCAGCAGCAATTGAAAACAGAATACGTTTAGGTAATCAGTTAGATGCTCTTGCAGATCAGTTGTCTGCCAAAGGACTATCTGGTTCAGCGTTGTTTAACCATCCGGATTATAATGCTTTGGAAGAAGCAATTGGAGAGGCCGAAAGTTACGAAGCTAGTTTATATTCAAGCATACTTCAATATAATAACGGCCCGGATATAGAAAGACAAGTTTCTAGTCAGTTCGGTGCTGCTGGTAGTAATTTCCAAGCGGGTGCTGTTCCAGCACAAGTCCCTTCGTATGTTGAACCAGCAGCGTCTGCAACAACTGCACAACAAAACTTATCAACGCCACCTGCAGAACTTCCAGATTCTGCATTTGATGTGTTTGATGTTCCAGGAACGTACAACTACTATACACAACCTGAAGAAACAGATCAATTTATACAGCAAAGATATGAAGACGATTTGGCTGAATTTACTGCTGATGACTATGCAGCTAACCAACAAGCACGTATTGATGAATTGTTGGCACAACGACAAGGTACTACACTATACGACGACGAGTTTAGTCCTGCGAATGACCCAAATTTGTGGTATGACGATAGTTTAGGTGAATATGTGCCTCGCGATGATCGCCCTGAAGATTGGCAAGCACGTAATCAAAATGAATTTGTTTATAATGATGACTTAGGCGAATGGGTAGCACGGGAAGATATGCCCGATAACTGGCAATATGGTGCAGACCCGCAAGGTGGACCAGAATATGATGAATTTGGATGTAGAGTTGGGTTAGAGGTTTATGATGATACTGATGGTATTTGTGTACCAATTGGTCAAACATCAAATTACTTAGGCAGTCCATTGCCGGTTGACGAACGTGACGAGAATGGCTGTTTGATTGGATCAGAATATTATGATGATGAAACAATGGAATGTGTGCCTATTGGTACCACTCCAGAACTCTATGATCCGGTAACCGTTGCAGCAGAGCAAGCATACGCAAAACAACGTAGTATCAAAGACGCACGTAAGACAATTAATCGTGGTGATTGGCGTTTCCGTGTAAGACTGAGTCCTTTTGCTGACTATCTGTATAATAGCGCCAGTCCTGGGATACTTTCTCCATTGCGTGATACTGACGGTGTTATATTTCCGTACATGCCCCAAATCACTGTATCAAGCGAAGCAAGATATGCAAGTTATGATTTAACACACAGCAATTATCGTGGATATTTTTATTCAGGAAGTCATGTTTCAAATATCGTTGTAAATGCAGAATTTACCGCACAAGACACAGCAGAAGCGAATTATTTGTTAGCTACTATGCATTTTTTCAAATCAGCAACTAAAATGTTTTACGGGCAAGACAAAGAGCGTGGCACACCGCCTCCGTTGTTATACATGACTGGGCTTGGTGAGTATCAATTTAATGAACATCCGTGTGCTTTGACTGTTTTCCAGTATACGTTGCCAGACAACGTAGACTACATTAAAACAACCAACTCAACAACAACTGGTAATCAGTTTATGAGCAAGAACACTTCAGGTGGATATTCAGGGAACAGCAGTGTGTTGAGTCGATTAGTGAATGCTGGATTAGACTATCTGTTCGGAAGTCCGCAAACATTGAGTCCTATTAACCCTTCAATTAGCGGAATGACTAAAAATACCGGTGGTGATACCTATGTGCCAACAAGAATTAATTTTAGTCTAACATTCTTGCCAATCAATACACGCACACAAATCAGTAAAGAATTCAGTCTGCGTGAATTTTCTAACGGTAACTTAATTAAGAAAGGTATTTGGTAATGGCATCATATACAGCAACAAGTCCATATTATGAAACTCGCAACAATGAGTTCTATTTAGATTTAATGGTCAATCGAAAGATACCAAAAAAGTCAGATGATCGACTGTTTACAATTAATCAGGTATATAATTTACGTCCTGATTTATTGGCACATGATTTGTATGGAAACAGTGAACTATGGTGGGTATTTGCACAACGCAATCCAAACACTCTTGTTGATCCACTTTATGATTTTAGGATTGGCACACAAATTTATTTACCCGCACTGGAAACATTACGAGAAGCATTAGGGTTCTAACGTGGCAAATATTACGATTTCAGGTGCCGGAAACGTAGATAACAAGAACTTTTACGTTGATCCAAACGGTGATCTTTACTACAACGTTTTGTTTGAAAATCTCCCAACCAAAGCAGGAGATTTTACAACTGCTGGACGACCACTTGAAGCAAAACGATGGCCGTCAGGAGAAACTGTTGTTAATTTAAACGGGTTTAATTTCACACGATCAAATTACAATCCACTATCAGGTGCTACACCTGCATCATCTAACGCAGTCGGTAACGTGAATGTACCGCCTACAACAATTTCGCGACCAACTGGTGTATTGCCACCTCCTACACCAAATACAGCAGTGCCAGGGCTTCCTGAAAATGCGAATACTTATACGTTTACTGGGGAGTCCACCGAGGCAATTACACCAGAGCTTGCACCCAGTTACAATGCTAGTGCAGCATTACCAAGTTTCAGCACTGGCTCAACTCCAGTTTCAGTCGCAATGCCAGGCAGCGCAATTAACGCCAATTATGACTCTAATCCAGCTTTAGGTAACATTACAGTACAGCCTGATACAGCTCAGGCTGTGTTTGCTCCCACCCGAGCTACAGAATTTAACACAACCACGGGTAGCATCGAGGTTGGACCAGCATCACAAGTACGATTGACCTCTGATGGAACGTTGCAAATTACACCAGATACTGCAACAGAAGTAAAACTTGGTACCGGAGTGCAACAAGCAGCAAATGGTGACTATGTTGTGACCACCGGTGGCGTCGCTGTGTTACCACCAAACACAGAAGTTGTAATGGAACCTGGGTCATCAGCGACGCTTATGCCACATGTGGCTGGAAATACAGATACAATAGTATTACAGAATGAAACACAGGACGGATCTGCATTTACCCCACCGTCGGTCAGTACCGGAGAACTACTGCAATCAGAACCTGCAGAATATTTAGGTAATCCTGAAGATGCAAATATTGATACAGATGGATTGATTACTGATGGCAGAATTCAAGGCGGAGAAACGAATGCTCAACCAGCAGATATTGATCAACTTGCATTAGCTGAAGATGCGGCATTACCAGGCAATGGGTTGGGCACTGGTGCAGGAACACTTCCGATTGGTGTTGGTCCAGAAGTTTATGGGCCAAATAAGGAAGAACCAATTGCACCTGAGCAAGATGCTGTTTCTGACCCAAATGTTGCACGTGGATCAGATGGCGCAAGTCCGATTCCAAAAGAATTTTTAGAAAAGATTGTGGCAAAACCAAACCCATTTAAAGGGTTTGCCACAATGACATATGCAATCAGCCTTTACATGCTTGATAAACCAGCGATGGATAGAATTTATAATCAAGGCATCAAAAGCGTTGCTGGGCTTCCATTATTAATGCAAAGTGGTGGTGCAGCAAGTGTTGGTACAGGAACATATGGAGCACTAAGGGATCCTAATTTTCATTTAGACTTTTATCTTGATAATATTGAGATCAAAGGATTAATATCTGGTACATCAACCCAATCTGTACATAATTCATTTGAGATGAGTTTTACTGTCAGAGAACCTAATGGGCTGACGTTTTTAGATAGTTTACATAAAGCAGTTAAAGATTATAAAATAAGCAAAGGGTTTCCGTCAGATAAGATCAATTATGCAGCACAAAATTATCTGATGGTTATTCGTTTTTACGGATATGACGAATACGGTAATTTAGTTGATGGTTCAAAAATTTCAAAAGCAGAGCCCACCTCTGATGCTCGTGCGTTTAGCGAAAAGTTTATACCATTCATTTTTACTGGAATTACATTTTCAATGGCGGCAGAAATGATCGAATATCGCTGCACGTGTGCTACTCCGATGAGCTTTTACTCACAGATCGGAACACATGGTGCGTTACCATTCAACATTGAACTGCAAGGTGGCACAGTGGGGAGCATCTTGGGTATTGGTGGCGCAGGCGAAGAATATTTCCCTGAAGAATTTGATCAGCGAAGAGATGATATTACAACCCAGGCAAATCTTTCAATTTATACTGGTTTGGCCAATGCACTAAATGCTGAGAGCGAACGTGCCTATGGAAAAGAGTTTGCCAACAAATATATTATTGAGGTAGAAGAAGGGTCCGAGATCGACACTAAGAAAGTGGTTGTAGATCAGAATGTCGATAAAAACCAATCTGCTATGCCTTCAGATAAAACAAACCCAACCGCACCAAACACTGATCGCGTTGACAAAAATCAAGGGCGTAAAAGTCTACCAGCAGGCACAAGTATTATTCAGGCAATTGAATTAGTGGTGCGCGAAAGTGAATTTGTAACAGCACAACGAAACATTGACGTTGACAAACGCACCGGTAAACCCATTGTTAAAGAAGGGTCCAGCAAGGTATTTCAATGGTTTAAAGTTGTAACAACAGTAACACCGAGATCAGATAAAATTAATCCACAAACAATGGATTATGCATATAATATCAAATATACTATTAAGCGTTATGGTGTTGGTGATGTCAAAAGTCCATACTTCCCTGGTGCATATTATAGAGGAGTACACAAACGTTATCCATATTGGTTCACTGGAGAAAATACTGAAATTATAGATTTCAGGCAAGATTTTAATTATTTGTATTTTCAGCAGTTTGGACCGGAACGTTTAACTAATCCTGTGGAAATTAATACAATACATGTAACCAAAAACTTTTATATGCCTCGGTCAAATGAAACAAATCTTGGTGGTGTTAATAAATCTAGCGAAGCAACATCCAGTGCAGCAAGCGTGTTATATAGTCCTGCTGATATGGCAATGGCCGAACTTACCATCGTTGGAGACCCAGACTGGATTGCACAAAGCGAAGTTTTCTATTCACCTAAAATAAGCAAACAGAAAGTTGGTAACTCTCCGTTCTTGCCAGATGGAAGTGTAAATTATGATGCATCAGAAATATATTTTTCTGTTGAATATAATACACCAGCGGATTATCAGGATACCGGCTTACAAAATATTGGATATAACAATCCTAACAAAGGTGTAGTTGACATATCTGGTGCAACAGCTACAGTTGTCCTGGCATATCGTGCAAATGAAATTACAACATTATTACACAATGGTGAATTTAAACAAACCCTCAAAGGGACATTAATGACCTGGAGAGATGACAAAGATGCAGAACGATTAGCTGATGGAACACTTGCTATCGATGTTGATGCAAAATATCGTCAATCCGTTGTTGCTACTAACCTAGAAGCACAAGATACAGATTATGAAGAATATGATGCTGGATATCAATATGCTAGAGACATGGCTGCACAAGAGCGTGATGACATTGATGAGGCTGACCTAAATACACCAAGTGTAGTCAATACGCAGCCAATTACGTCACCAAGTGGTGAAATCACTGATGTTGAATTTGAGCAAGCATTTGATGAACAAGAGTTAATGTTAGCACCTAACAATACTGGTGATACAGCAGCGACAAATAGTACTGTTCCATTACTCACCCCTGATGCAACCTCTGATCCGCCTACACCACAACCAACAACACCAGCTGATCCAGCACATGATGTTGTAGTTAATGGCACGACAGAACCACAAGCAGAACCTGAGTTCTCTAATCCTGTGCCTCCTCCACCGGCCGCACGTGCTGAAACGGTCAATAATACTGCCGGCGCACAGGCACTTGGTAACAACACATTTAATTATAATGGTATAGAATTTAATGCCAACACCCAAGATGCTTACGACAGTAACATTCGCGCTATTAAATACGCACAAGAGAAGAAAGGATTTAAACCAAGATATATTGAAGATTACGATCCATACTATGACGCTAAAGTTCGTAAGAAAGTCGACATTGACAACTCAGGAAATATTACACAAACAGTGATTGGTGTGTATGGTCAAGATGGTAAACTCAAGGAGTTTGATCCAGGAACATTACCATCACAAATTAAACAAACCATGGATTATTTTAATCAGGCCTACGAACGTCAGAGCAATCCAGACCCATTTTTAGATTTATAATAGGTAAACAATGGCAGAGAATATACAACGTACCCGAGGACGCCCAAGTAACTACAAAATAGAACGTGGTGGATTCCCTAGTGATCCTGGTCCTTTTATTGGCGAAGTAATGAATAACAGGGACCCAGCACGCATTGGGCGTATACAGGTATACATTCCAGAGCTTGGCGGTCAAGATCGAGAAGATTCGTCAAGTTGGCGCACAGTGCGTTATATGAGTCCGTTTTTTGGTAATACTCCCCATGCTGGTACCAGTGATGGGTTTGGAAAAGGTAACGGCGAAGGCAATTCTAACTCATATGGCATGTGGTTTACTGTTCCTGATGTTGGAATTAAAGTAATGTGCATTTTTGTGCAAGGAGATCCAAATCAAGGTTATTACTTTGGTAGTATTCCGGATCCAGACTTAATGCACATGGTTCCTGCGGTAGGTGCTAGTGCGGCATTCGTAACAGATAATGAAGAACAAGCACAACGATTCGCTGGAGCAACACGTCTGCCAGTTGCAGAAATGAATGTGGAAAACAAACAGATCAGAGAAAACAACCAGGCATTTGCTGCTCCCAGACCAGTTCATGCTGTGACCGCAGCAACAATGTATCAACAAGGTGTTATTAATGATAGAGTACGCGGACCAATTGGATCAAGTGCTTACAGGGAATCTCCAAGTAATGTATTTGGCATCTTAACACCCGGGCGTCCAATTTATAAATCAGGTATTTCAGAATACAATATTAGACAAAGTTTCGCAAGTGGTGGTGTAACACAAGATGATCTGGAAGTGGTCGGGCGTCGTGGCGGACATTCATTTATCATGGACGATGGAGACATCACAGGCAATGATAATTTGGTACGCATTCGTACTGCAAAAGGACATCAAATCACACTAAGCGACGATGGTAACTGTTTGCACATAATGCATGCAAATGGTCAATCATGGGTAGAGTTAGGCAAAGAAGGCACCATTGATATGTATGCTGCTAACTCTATTAACTTGCGTTCACAGGGTGATGTAAACATTCACGCTGATCAGAGTTTAAATTTATATGGTGGTGTAACAGCAGCGTTGCATGGTAAAAAAGCAACATTTGTCGAAGGTGAAGAAGTACTGAGTTTAATTGGCGACAAAATGGTATCTATTAACAGTAACAGCAAAATCAATGTTAAGTCTGATGGTATGTTAGCACTCGCTGGTACAACCGCGGCAAGTTTAAGTGCCGTGGGACCAACCAGCGTTAAGGGTGCGCTTGTATTGTTAAACACAGGACCGGCACTACCAACCAGTCCGGGAATTTATGGAACACGCACAACATTGCCAGATGTAAATCATGGTAGCACGGGATGGACATCAACAGAAGGTGATCTTGAAAGTATCGTAACCAGAGCACCAACTCATGAACCATATCCGCATCATAATAAAGGTGTAGCAACTAATGTCGAGTTTGATGCTGGAGGCACAACATCTGTTGCAGCAGATCAAGCGGTGGTTGATAAAATGAATTCACTTAGTAATAATATTCCTGTGAGGAATGAATAATGGCAATTCTCGGTGTTGAAATATCAGATCTAGCAAAACAAGACAGAATCACAGAAGGGCTGGGATCAATAACTGCTGATCAGTTGGGCACAGTTATGGCCCAACAATCAAAGTCTGTTGCAAGTGCTAACAGTTTAACCGTTGATGAAATGACTAACAGAATTGTTTCACAAACCGGAAGCACAGCAGAAAGTGTTCTTGGAGCCGGAGTAGGTAAGTACGGAATTTCAGCACAGGCGCTTGAAGATAACAATTATATTAAACCAGGAACAGTAGAACGTTTTCTTGATGATCCTGCCCAACTCGAAACAGTTTTAAATAGCCCAAATGTTTGGACAGGCAAGGAAGGAATTACCGCGGTAGACACGCTATTAAGTAATGGATCACTGCAAAGTACAGTACAAACAGATATAATGAGTAATTCATTGTCTGGGTTAAAGTCAACTGGCACGATTACAGGATTTGAAGATGCAGACATCGTAGCAGGCGTTACAAACGTAGCGTCTAAATTTGGTGTAGGTGCTGCTAATGATTGGATTTCAGGTAATGTGCCAGGACCACTGCAAGGTGCAGCAATGGATTTAACCGGCCGTGGTGGACAATATGCGATTGATTTTGTTGATACTAAACTACTGCCAAGCCTTGGAGACAGCAGCATAGTTAGCAACGGTATCAATGGAATAGTAGGCGGTACCGGAGATGTATTAGGAAACGTAGCAGGCGACATCGGAGATTTTACTGGTGGGTTAACAGATACAGTTGGTTTAGGTGATGTTAGTTTTGGAGATATTGGATTTGGTGACATAACTGGTAGTCTTGGTGATTTTGCGGGCGGTTTTGGTAATGCGTTAGGGCAGTTTGGATCGGACCTGGGTAGTTTTGTTACTGGGGGTGCTGGAGAATTACTAGGGCAAATTACAGGTGGGTTTGCAGATCTTGGCGGCGAAATCTTTGGCGACTTAACAGGGAGTTTAACAGGCAGTCTAGGCGATCTGGCAGGAAGTATCGGAGGAATCAGTGCGATTAGTGATGTTGCTGGAAATTTAATTGGCGGCGTTGGTGGTGCAATCGGCGGTGCTCTTGGAAATGTTTTTGGTAGCCTGTTAGGTGGAATTGGTGGCTTGTTTGGTGGAGGTAGTTCCGGACCTGTAACTATTACACCACCGGCAGTAACACAAACCGTTCAACGATCGGGTATTGATAATGTAGTAACAAATTTAATTGGCAATCCCAAGGTACCATCACCAAATTACACAGGCATTGTGCAAGCAAGTAACTTCCAGTTACCATCGTTAAGTGGGATAACAGATACATTTAGTAATGCGGTAGCCAGCGATCAACCGATTGAAGTTTGTTCATGTTCTGATCCAACATTAATTGGCCCAACACAGGCAGAATGTGAGGCTGCTGGTGGTAAATGGACTTGTTATACAGTAAATAATAAAGGAACCGGTGCTTCCGGTACATGGATATAAACATTATGGCACGTTTTAAAGGGTTTAGTACAATAGACAAATATAAAAAGTTTACATTAACTGATAGCGAGTTAATTAAACGAGACCTACTTAATGCACTCTCGATTCGCGAAGGCGAGTTGCCTGGACGCCCAGCATTTGGTACACGTTTATGGAATTTTATTTTTGAACCAAACACACCAGATATTGTACGACAAATAACGGCAGAACTTGAACGCACAACAAATTATGATCCACGGATCAGCATTGATGATATAATTGTTACTACTGATCCAAGCGGTGTGATATTAGAACTGGTAGTGACATTCGTTTCTGGTTTAGATCCAGAAGTACTTCAAATTAAATTTGACGAAGAATCACAAACAGCATCTTTTGTATAAACTACGCAGTTTATAACTACCATAAATAATACGATTATAAAATAAGAGTATTATACCATGGCCACAACTTCACGTCAAACTACTATTTTTGGTATCGAAGACTGGAAAAGAATCTATCAGACTTATCGAGAAGCAGATTTTCAAAGTTATAACTTTGAAACATTACGTAAAAGTTTTGTGGATTATCTGCGTCAATACTATCCAGAATCATTTAATGATTTTGTAGAATCATCAGAATTTGTAGCTATGCTTGACTTAATGGCGTTTATGGGCCAGAGTCTTTCATTCCGTGTTGATTTAAATAGTCGCGAAAACTTCCTAGACACAGCAGAGCGCCGTGATAGCGTTGTTAATCTAGCAAAACTAGTTGGATATACACCAAAGCGTAACCAAGCAGCTCGTGGTTATCTGAAAGTAACCGCAGTTAGCACAACAGAATCTGTGCTAGATTACAATCGTAATAGCCTAGCAAATGTTACTGTTAAATGGAACGATCGCACTAACCCAGATTGGCAAGAACAATTTAAAACAATTATCAATGCCATTTTAATTGACAGCCAAACCGTAGGCAATCCAGGCAATGCACAAAACATTCTGGGCGTAAACACTAGCGAATACACAATCAACTTGGCACCAAATTTATTACCAGTTATTCCGTTTACTGCTCAGGTTGATGGTGTTAACATGTCGTTTGAGGCAGTGAGTGGAACAAGCGTTGATAAAACCTATATCTATGAAGCAATTCCGAGACCAGGTGGTGATTTTAATTTATTATATCGTAATGATGGGTTAGGTTTCGGTAGCACAGAAACCGGATACTTCTTTTATTTTAAACAAGGTTCTTTGGAAACCCGTGAATTTAGTTTACCAGAACGTATCGCTAATCGCACGGTTGATATTAACATTGAAGGCACCAATAACAACGATGTGTGGCTATACAAAATTAATAGTTCAACTGGTGCAATTACTGAGCAATGGACACAAGTTGAGAACATTTATGGCAGCAGTTCCCAAGAGGAAGGTGCGAGCAGAAAGTTATTTTCAGTATCAAGTCGTGCCAATGATCAAATTACTATGAACTTCGGTGATGGTGTTTTCTCAGAAATTCCAGTTGGCACATTCCGTAGTTACACCCGAAGCTCTAACGGTCTTGAATATGTTATAAATCCTAACGAAATGCAAAACATTGACATTAGTGTCACATATGTTAGTCGTCGTGGACGTTTAGAAACTGCAACATTTACACTTGGGTTACAAAACAACATAAGCAACAGTCGTGCAAGAGAAACTATTGCTGATATTAAACGCAGAGCACCTGCTCGTTATTATACACAAAATAGAATGGTAAATGGAGAAGATTACAATAACTTCCCATATACACAGTTCAGTTCTATTATTAAATCAAAAGCAGTTAACCGCAGTAACATTGGTGCAAGCAGATATCTTGATTTGGTTGATCCAACTGGAAAATATTCCAGCATCAATGCGTTTGGTGGTGACGGTTTATTTTATGAAGAATTTTCAGAAGCGGCATTTGGATTCACATTTGTTGATAAAAATGATATTGAAAATGTTATTCGCAATCAGGTAGAACCAGTACTTGCTGGTAGACAAATGCTTCACTTTTATTATAACCAGTATAATCGCAAGAACTTAGAAATATTTGGTATGAACTGGAACCGCAGTACAAGCCTAATTAATGAAACTACTGGTTATTTCTATGATGCAGATGAAACACCAATTTCCATTGGTAGCACAGTTGGCGATGATCGCCAATTTGTTGATCAGAATTGTTTGATTAAATTTGTGGCTCCAACAGGGCAATACTTTGATCGCAATAACAGATTGCAAACAGGCACCCCAACAGGCCCAGGACAAAGAACATATCTGTGGGCAAGTGTTAAAGTATTGTCAGGTGATGGCACAAACAGTGGTGCCGGTAATGATGCTAACGGTCTTGGTCCAGTGACAATTAACAATTATGTACCAACCGGTGCAATTGCTGATGAAGTGATTCCAGTATTCAACACAGACCTGCCTACTGCACTGGAACAGAGCTTGTTAGCACAAATTGAATTATATAGAGATTTTGGTTTAGGTTACAACAATGCAACTGGTGAATGGTATATTATTAGTGCTAACAATTTAGATCAAACTAGTGCGTTTGCATTGACTAACGCAGGTGATACATCAAATTTAAATCTGGATTCCAGTTGGTTAGTTAAGTTTATTAGCACTGGCACGACTTACACAGTCACAAGTCGTACACTGAACTACTATTTCTCAAGTGTAGCAGAAACACGTTTCTTTTACGAAAATAACCAAAAGATTTACGATCCTAAGACTGGCAAAACCGTAAACGATTATATAATGGTTTTAAAAACTAACAGTCAACCAGATAGCAATAGTCCATTGGTTGGAGAAGTGCGTCTTGACATCATCGGTCAAACTGTTGAAACAGACGGATTTGTTAATGATTTCAATGTTGAAATTAGCTTTGCGGATACTGATGATGATGGTGTTCCAGACGATCCAGATTTTTTCAACACACTGGTTGCACCAGACGTGAATGCCAACAATAAGCTAGTCTTTTTTGAACAAACAGTTGATTTTGATAATTTAGAGCGTTATCTGCCATTAGCGACATCAGTTGTTAATACAATTTATGGATCGCAGGACGAAATTGAATTAGTTAAGGCAGAATATAGCAGTGGTCAGGTTTTTTATGCGTATAATGAAGATAAATTCTTTGTTCTAACTGTTAGTAATAATGTGCGTACTATTGCAGAAGATACAGGCTATATTTCTAAGATTGGGCGTGGTGATATTCAATTCCAATACAAACATAACAGTCCCGAAACAAGGCGCATTAATCCTGGATCAACAAATATTATTGACTTGTATTTGGTTACTGCTGATTATTATACTGCATATCAGCGTTATATTCAAGATACAACAGCCACAGTTGCAGAACCTGCACAACCAACCACAGACGAATTAACTACATTATATGAATCTCTAAACAATTATAAAATGGTTAGTGATAACATGATTTTTAATAGTGTTGAATTTAAACCGCTATTTGGTAGCAAAGCAGAAACAGCGTTACAAGCATACATCAAAGTAGTTAAACTTGAGAATACAGTGGTAAGTAATTCAGAAATTAAAAGTCGTGTAATTGAAACAATTAATACATTTTTTAATGTTGATAATTGGGACTTTGGTGAAACTTTTTATTTTTCGGAGTTAGCAGCCTACATTCACGAAGAGCTCGGTGGAATAATTGGTAGTGTAATCCTATTACCAAAAGATCCAAGTAAGAGTTTTGGCGATTTATACGAAATTGGTTGTGATGCTAACGAAATTTTTGTTAGCGCCGCAACAGTAAATGACATTCAAATTGTTGATAGTTTAACAGCAAGCCAACTAAGATTAACAAACACTAGTGGAGTAGTATAATAAATGGCACGTATTCGTTCAGTTGATTTTTTACCTGAAATTTTTAGAACAGACGTCAATCGTGAGTTCTTAAGCGCAACTCTAGATCAGTTGACACAACAACCTAAACTGAAAAGAACTCAGGGTTATATCGGTCGTCGTTTTGGCCCAGGAGTAACGTCAGGAAATGGATATCTATTAGAATCATCTACCATACGTTCCAATTATCAACTTGAACCAGGTGTTGTTTTTACTGATGATGATAACAAAGTTACAGATGCAATCACATACCCTGGTATCATCGATTCACTTGCAGTTAAAGGTGCAAATGTAACAAGACATGACAGATTGTTTTCTAGTGAAACATACTCGTGGGATCCACTAATTGATTTTGATAAATTTATCAATTATGGGCAATATTATTGGTTACCAGAAGGCCCGGATGCCGTTGATGTGCGTGCAACCACAATAGCTGTGGTTGACGATTTTGATGTCACTACAGTCGACGGTTCATATAATCTAAGCGATATTGCTGGTGATAACCCAACATTAACATTAGTTCGCGGAGGCACGTATACCTTTAATGTAAATCAAGAATCAAGTTTTTGGATTCAAAGCGAGGCTGGTGTAGACGGAACATTAAACTATTCTCCAAACATCAGCAGCCGCAGTGTGTTGGGTGTTGTTAATAATGGCGAGGACGTGGGTGCAGTTATCTTTAATGTGCCTAATGCAGATGCGCAACAATTTTATTATGATTTAACTGACCGATCAGATGTTGATTTAGCAACAATGGCTAAATTTAATTCGATTGATAGACAACTTGTTGAAAACGTCACAATTGATGGTATCAGTGATCTCGAAGGACGTACTCTAGTATTTCTAAACACACAAGAAGGTGATAGCGAGGATCTTGGATGGGTGCGTGAAGCAATGTTTGATCCAATTTCTCCAGAATTTGGGATTGAAACCACAATTGATAGCCGTGGCGATCGTTACAGTCTTTACAGAATTCAATATGTAAGACCAGATGGCAGTACTGATGACGGTGCATTTATAAATCTGGTAAAAATTGACGACATTACATCTATTCAAGAAAAGTTTACTATTCGTTATGGTGCAACATATAGTAATAGAACATTTTTTAAGAATTCTAGTGGATTTTTTGAAGAAGTACCATTATTAACCGCAGCCAATGATGTTTTATATTACCAAGACGGCACTACAGCAAACAAATTTGGTGTCATTAAACTTGTTGATCAGGAAGGATCAGAACAACTGTACGTTGATGATGATATTATAGGAAAAACAGAGTATACGTCACCGAATGGTGTTATATTTACAAATGGATTAAGAGTTAAGTTTCAGGGAACAACTGACCCATCAACATATAGCGGAAACGAATACTATGTTGATGGGGTTGGCAGTTCTATTGTTTTAGTTCCTGTTACCGATTTAGTAACACCAGACTTATATGTTAATAATGTTTCTGGTGAAAATAATGCACCACAAGATTTAGATTATCTAACAATTAACCGTTCCAGCTCAGATTTGAATCCATGGACACGAAGCAATCGTTGGTTTCATATTGATGTCATTAATGCAACTGCTGAGTATAATAATACCGTTGTTAGTTTAGACAATGCCTATAGAGCAAAACGTCCTATTATTGAGTTTAATGCTGGTACAAGATTATACAATTTTGGTACAGAATCAACTGCACCAATCAATGTCATTGATTTCACAGAAACTGATGCACTATCAAATGTACATGGTAGTTCAGGTTATTCAGTTGATGGATATACATTGACCAACGGTTCAAGAGTTATTTTTGCGGCTGACACTGACCCAGAAGTAAAAAATAAAATTTATACTGTACAGATTGTTGATCCAGATGATGATTCTACAGCATATGGAGAAATTATAAATCTCTATCCAGCGGATGATGCACAAATACTTGCAGATCAAGTTGTTTTCTGTTCCAGTGGAAATACACAAATCGGAAAACATTTTACATTTGACGGATCTGGTTGGTCAGCATCGCAAGAAAAGACATCAGTAAACCAAGCACCATTGTTTGATATTTTTGATAGCAATGGATATAGTTATGGTGATACATCAGTATACCCAAGCACTACATTTACAGGATCAAAGTTGTTTTCATATAAACCTGGATCTAGTTCCACTGTAGATACAGTTCTGGGATTTAGTTTATCCTATCTAAACATTGATAATATTGGTGACATTGTGTTTGATAATAACCAATATACTGATAGTTTTGTTTACGTAATTGATTCAGCTAGTGTTAATGGAGAAACCAAGAACGGCTTTGCAAGAAAATACACAACACGAACTGCATACACCAATGAGATCGGATGGACGCCAAGTGCTGAGAGAAACTGGTCTAGACAGGTCTTTACTTATGAGTATAACGGATCACCACTATCTTTGGATGTTCTGCCTAGAACAGATTTATCAATACCTGCTATCAAGATCTATGTTAATAATAAGTTTGTAAATCCAACTTCATATAACACAAACATTTACAACAATCAAACATTTGTTGTATTCAATGATAATACTGTCAGTGTTGGTGATCTGATACAGGTAAAAATTATAAGTGAGTCAGCAAGCACAGTGGCTTATTACGAAGTTCCTAGTAACTTGGAAAGCAATATCTTTAATGAAAATCCAGCAACGTTTACACTTGGTACTGTTAGAAATCACTTTAATCGTTTAGTTGAAAACATTGATGGGTTTATTGGGGAAATCAATGGTGCAAACAATCTACGTGACAAAGGAAATGTACCAGCATATGGTGATGTGATTGTACAACATTCTGCACCTGTTGCGCCAGCAGCGTTCTTTCTACGTAAGTCAGAGTATGACTTCTTCAATGCACTTGATTATAATGCAAAACAGTATGAAAAGTTTAAGAATCAGATTCTTAACTGGATAGAACAAAATGATACTTATGGGTTAACTACGCATCAAATTCTTGATGCAGCACTAGCGGCCATTAATCATGGTAAATCAAGCAATAGTGCCTACTATTGGAGCGATATGCTACCGTTTGGGGGCGATTATACTGAGATTGAGTACACGGTGTCCGTTATTAGCACTGAAAACTATTCAATTAACAATGTTTATGATTTTTCAAACGCTAATAGTTTTGGATTGTTGGTATATCACAATGATACCATTCTGCTCAAAGACACTGATTATACTGTTGCAACTGATGGGCCACGTATTACATTATTAATAACGCCGTCAATTGGTGATACAATTACGATCAGAGAATATGCATCCACTTATGGTAGCTATGTTCCGGAAACACCAACTAAATTGGGTTTGTTCCCTCGCTTTGATCCAGAAATTTATGAGGATGACACTTATGTGACTCCTCGTAATGTAATTCAAGGTCATGATGGATCTATTACGATTGCATTTGGTGATGTTCGAGATGATGTTCTGTTAGAATTTGAACGTAGAATTTATAATAACCTCAAAAGTTTAGACAGCGGAGATGTCCCGCTAACAGTTAGTGATGTTATTCCAGGTAAATTCCGTGAAACTGACTACACAGATACGGAAATAACAGAAATACTTTCGGAAAGTCTACTAAATTGGGTAGGCTGGCACAAACTTGATTATAAGACACAAAGTTATGATGCCACAAATGAATTTACTTGGAATTACAGCACTGCAACCAGCCGATTAGATGGTAGCCTACTGAAAGGTGGATGGCGAGGAATTTATAAGCATTATTACGATACAGATCGTCCTCATACTCATCCTTGGGAAATGTTGGGTATAACAGATGAACCCACTTGGTGGGAAGATCGTTATGGTCCGGCACCATGGACTTCTGGTAACCTGGTAATGTGGGAAGATCTAGAAGCTGGATTTATTAATGAACCTGGCAATCAACGATACGATTCACGATTTGTGCGTCCTGGTTTAACCACTATTATTCCAGTTGATTCTGAAGGTAATCTTCAGCATCCAATGGAAACACTGGTAGCGAATTTTAATCAAACCGATTTAAGAAAAAGTTGGATTGCTGGTGACATTGGCCCAGTCGAATCAGCATGGAGACGCTCGAGCAATTGGCCGTTTGCTGTACAAAAATTACTTGCATTGACTAAACCAGCAGAATATTTCTCGTTAATGATTGACTGCGACAGATACAAATATAGTGATTCTGTTTTACAGTATGTTTATGATCGCCGTCAACGGTTAGATACACGTACCGTGGAGATTTTTGATGAGGCGAATCCAAAGCATAGTTATATTAATTGGATTGTGGAACATAATAGAAATATCGGAATTGAAACATCAGTAGCATTAGGCAATTATCTATCTAATATTGATGTTCGTTTGTGTTATCGTGTAGCTGGTTTTACTGATAAAAAATATTTAAAAGTTTTCACAGACAAATCTAGTCCAGATAGTTCTAACACTAGCTTACTGATTCCAGATGAAAGTTATAGTGTTTTATTATACAAAAACCAACCATTTGGTGATCTACAATACTCGGGTGTAATGGTTCAAAAAACAGATGGTGGATATGCTGTGTATGGTAATAGCCAAACTGAAGCATACTTTAGAATCTTACAAAGTAACACTGGTGGAGATTACGAAACAATCAATTTTGGATCCAACAGATACAGATTACCTCGTAGTTTCACCAATCGTGTAGTTCGTGTTCCTTATGGGTATACATTCACCAATATTAATAGTGTCATTGACTTTCTTGCAAGTTATGGAGAGTTTTTAAAGAGTTCTGGGTTGGTATTTGAAGATATTGAAAATAATTACACTCTTGATTGGGGTCAGATGTCTAATGAATTCTTGTATTGGGCGAACCAAAGCTGGGGTACAGGCAGTTTAATAAACTTAAATCCGGCTGCCAATCAATTACAATATCAACGTGCTCGCGCTGTTGTTGATGATTTGGGAAATTTAGCAATTAATGAACAACCATTAGATCAAAATCGCCAACCACTGCTGAAAAAAGATTATGCAATTACACGCCTGGATAATAATTTTAAAATAACTTCTCTTGCGGCCGATAAAGGAATCAGCTATTTGCGCATACGTGCTACTGCTTACGAACATTTATTGGTTTTTGATAATGTTAGCATTTTCAATGATTTAATGTACCAACCAGTAACAGGGTTACGTCAACAGCGTTTGCGTATTGACGGTTATAAAACATTTGAATGGACTGGTCAGCTTGATGCACAAGGTTTTATTCTTAACCAAGATAATGTGGCAACATGGAATGCAAACCAAAATTACAATAAAGGTGACATTGTCAAATATAAGAATGCATACTGGACAGCAGCCATTAAAATTCAACCAAGCGAGGAGTTTGATTTTGATGAATGGACTAAAGTAGACTATGATAGCTTTAGTAAAGGATTATTACCAAACATTAGTAATAAATCAGATCAGATGCGCAATTATTATAATAATTCGGTTGCTAATTTAGAATCTGATGCTGATTTACTTGGATTAGGACTGACAGGTTTCCGTACAAGAGATTATTTAGAATCTCTAAATTTAGATGATATAAGTCAGGTACAGGTATACGGAAACCTGATCAGACAAAAAGGAACACCAGCAAATGCCAAACTATTCCAAGGCGTTGAATTTGACAAAGAGCAAGCTGAATATGACATTTACGAAAACTGGGCTATTAAACGTGCGACATATGGTGCGAATGACAATAAACGTTTTGTAGAGGTTGCTCTTGATAATGAATCTCTGCGTTCGAATCCAAGTACAATCGAAATTGGATTACTTGACGCAGAATCAGATGCAGATCAATTTATCTTTGTAAATGACATCTATAAACAAAGCATTAAGAATACAACAACAAATATCTTACCCGAGTTAACAGAAAGTTTAACAGACATTGGTCTTCCAACCGCAGGTTTTGTTAATTCTGATGATGTTGACATCACACTTTTTGATCTTTCAGATTTAACATCCATAAACACACAATTAGAAGACGTGCGAGACGGAACAAATATTTGGGTCGCACGTTCTAACGTATATGATTGGAATGTATACCGTTGTGATAGCATTTCTCCAGATGTTACCACGGTAATTGATAATCTGAATGGTACATTAACTCTAATTTTTAATGAACCAACTGGTTTAGCTGCCAATGATATTATCATAATCAAACAATTCAACGAAACCATCAACGGTGCACACCGTATTAGAAAAATTAACGATGCAACTTCAGTTATTATTAATGGGAATATTTCCGGAAACGAGTCAACGTTAACTGGACTAGGTATTGCGTTTAAATTAGTTACTGCAAGATTGGATCAAGCAAGTGACGCAGCAGATAGTGAATTCAATACACGTTTGTTTGAAGGCGACAAAATTTGGGTAAACAGTGATGTTAATGGAAAATGGAAAGTTTATGAAAAGAAAGTACCATTTTCGTTAAGTCAGAGTCAGACTCCTACCGGTGCATCGTCTGATATTGGATTTGGTACCAGCGTTGCCCAAGGATTGAACGGTACTGGGTGTATTGTTGGCGCTCCTGGACACCTGGGTGGAAATGGAGGATTGTATTGCTACAATAAAACTAATTCTGGATATACATTTAGCAATGTACTGAAGGATGTTAAAGATATCGCATATCTGGGCAATTCGGTGTCCATGGCATCTGATTGGTTCATTGCTGGTGCCAAACAAACCGAAAATAACCAGGGTATCGCTGTTGTAATACACAAAGATCCAGCTCTTAATTTATTCCAAGAATATCAAGTGTTAACCCTTCCTGATGCCGATATAGGCACAGAAGGTGCATTATTTGGTTACGATGTAGTGATTTCCGAAGACGAGAAGTGGATATATATTTCAGCCGCAGGCATTGGGAAAGTATACGCATACAACCGCAATGATTATCAAGATCAGACCGCATCATTTATAACCAATGGTAACACTGCTAGTTATGATATTACAAATTACATCGAAGTTGATAACAAAACGCAGATAACAGTAACTCTAAATGGTGAAACATTAACTGCCAGTGAATATAATCTCACATCAAACATATTAACTATTAATGACGTTCCGGCCGCTGGACTCGTGGTTGAGGTTTCTCGCAAAAAACTAGTGAGTGCCATCGGCGATGGCAGTACTACTACTTTTGCAGAAGTCACGGAATTATATACCGCAATTGATGAAGAAGCGGTTCAGGTATACGTCGATGGTGTACTACAACGCCCATATTATGATTATAGTTTTAACATTGATAGTACGGTTGCAATCGATTTTGCAACAGCGCCAGCCGAAGATGCGTCAATTGTGTTCAGAGCACAAGATTATTACAGATACACAGATACCATATCAGGATCTGTTAGCGAAGGATTTGGTCAAACTGTTGGCACCACTAGTGATGGACAGCAACTTGTGGTAGGCGCTCCAACTGCCACAAACGGTGCATTACTAAATTCAGGCAAGGTATACGTTTACGAAAGAACAGTTGAGCGATTTGTAGTAACTAACGCATCAGTAAAAACATATGAAACCTACAGATCCGTCTCTGATACAAACTCTGTACACCTTAATAACGTCCATCAGTTAAATTCAATCAATAATGTGGGTACGCAAACATATACAATTAATGAAACTTTGAACACTGTGACTTTTTCAAATGGTGTTACGTTGCACGTTGGTGACGAGATTGATATTGATATCAATACGTTTCAACTTGTCCAAACACTATCATTAACCAACAACAATCAAGGGGCACATTTTGGTGAAGCGCAAACTATTTGTAGAACAGATTGTTCAATATATGTTAGCGCACCAAGAGATAATTGGGCACTACCAGAAGCAGGGTCAGTGACACGATATTTAAATAGAAGTCGTGTATTTGGTACAATTACAGGAACAGTATCAAATCCAACCATATCAGTTGGCGATTCAATTCGAATCGACAACAAGGATGTGTTCTTTACTAATACCACTGTAGAGCAAGTAGCGCAAGATATCAACGCCGCTATTATTCCAAATGTGCAAGCAAATGTAAACAGTGATGGGCAACTTGTTATTAGTGTCGTTAATCAAGACGAAGCACCGATATTAAGCAAATTAACAGTCATGCCTGGTGTTGGTACAGCGTTTGATGACTTGGGCCTAGTGCCATTTGAAAATGTTCAAACAATTGTTAGCCCAGCACCAAATGAATATGATCACTTTGGTAGTAGCATCCATGTTGATTATTCTTCGACAAATCTAGTTGTTGGCGCTAATCGTGCCATTGCACGTATTCCAACAACATTTAACAAGAACTTAACTGAAACAGTTTATGATTCAGATACGACACGGTTTGTTGATCCAATTATTGAAGGTGGCACAGCATATACGTTTGATTTATTACCAAGTTCAAATTACCAGACACCAGGCAAATTTGTATTTGGACAACAAATTTATGATTCTGATATTAATGAGCTTGATCAATTCGGCACAGCAGTAAACTTTACTGACAATCTGCTAGTAGTAACAAGTCCAGGATATGATGCGACAGTTGAAAATATTGGTCGGTTAGTTGTATTTGAAAACCCAACCAGAGTACAGGCTTGGCAAGAAATACAATCAGAACCCACCGTAGTCGATAGTCGTTTAACAAACTATCTGTATATTTACAACAAAGATACTGATCTGGTTTCTGTCTATTTAGATTTTATCGATCCAATTAACGGAAAATTACTAGGCCCAGTCAAGCAAAATTTAGATTATATCGGTGCGGTTAATCCAGCTGTATATAATGCTGGCAGAGCAGGATCAGGAATTTATTGGGCTCAAGATCACGTGGGAAATTTATGGTGGGACACAACACAGGTACGTTATCTAAATTATAATCAAGAAGACATTGTTTATAGTTCTAAAAATTGGGGACAGTTGTTCCCGGGTAGCTCTGTTGATGTTTATGAATGGATTGAAAGTTCGGTTCCACCAAATCAATATACCGGCACAGGTACAGTTCGAAATAGTACTGAATTTTCAGCAGTTAGTGGACTTGATGCATCACGCACAGTAACCACTCGTTATTACTTCTGGGTTAAAAACAGATCAATAACAAACAAAGCTGCGAACAAAACATTAAGCGCACGTGCAATTGCTAGCTATATTGAAAATCCACAAGCATCCGGAATACCATATGCAGCATTGATTCGCAAGAATGTTGTTGCGTTATATAATTCCGATGAGTACATTGCAGACAATTATGATAGCATCTTGCATATTGAATATAATCGTACATTAACAGATAATAATGTTTTTGTTGAGTATGATTTAATTCGCGAAAATTACTCCAATGATTTCTTACCAGATTTGCTATATCGCAAATTGCAAGATAGCTTATGCGGGGTAGACACACTTGGAAATAAAGTTCCTGATTTTAATTTAAGTCCAACGGACAAATACGGTGTTGAATTCCGTCCTCGCAAGAGTTTATTCCGTAATAACTTTGCGGCCCTCAAAACGTATATTGACAAATCAAATTTATTAATTAAAGATCACCCATTTAGCGAATTAAGAACATTTAGCCTTCTGACAGCACAAGAATCAATTCCAACAGCATCTTCAGGAGCATGGAATGCGACTGTTGCAGATTTGGTTGAGTTAGGGTATCAAAATTTAGCAGTTGCAGGAGTGGGTTATCGTTACCTAGTCGAGGTTGATGAAAACAACAATGGGCTGTGGACAATTTATGAAGTTAACAATAGCTTAGGTTTAGATCTAGTCAGAGTACAAAGCTATGATACCAACAGATATTGGGAATATACAAACTGGTACGCCACAAATTATGATAACCTAACGAAACCGTCCAAGATTGTTAACACGTATAGTGAATTATTGACTAACTTTCCTGATGAAGGAACAGTTATAAAAGTTAATACCAACAGTAACGGCAAATGGGAATTATATGCATATTTGAGTGGATCTTGGGTCCGTGTTGGATTACAAGATGGCACAATTCAATTTAAGAATTCTTTATACGATTACACTATTGATCGATATGGGTTTGACAGTGAAGTTTATGATGCACAATATTTTGATCAAGAACCAGTTCTTGAATTGCGTAATATTATTCGTTCAATCAATGAAGAATTCTTAACGGGTGACTTCTTAGACCATCGCAATCAATTGTTAATTAGTGTGTTTAATTACATTCTGGCTGAACAAGGTCGTGTTGATTGGCTGTACAAAACTTCACTAATCGATGTAAACCACAAGGTTAGAAATCTTGAAGAATATGCAATATATCGTAAGGATAATCAAGATTTTGTACTTGATTATATCAACGAATCAAAACCATATCACGTAAAAATTAAAGAATTCCTATTACGTTACGAAGGCATTGACACGATCGATGGTACTGTTATGGACTTTGATGTTCCAGCCGCTTATGATACCACATATAGTAAATTTGTAAGCCCGGTACTCGACGACGGTATTGCAATATTAGAAACAGACATCAGCAACAGAAAAACTGAGGATACTGTTTGGAGTACAGTTCCTTGGAACCAATGGTACGACAACAGATTATTAATAATTGATAATATTGTGGTAACCAATGGCGGATCAGGATATACTGTTGCTCCGCAAGTTGAGATCGTTGGAGATTCTGAAATTTTAACAACTGCGGTTGCTATTATTAACGAAGATGGCGAGGTATCTGCTGTTAATATCGTTGGTAGTAGTTATGGGGAATACAGAACAACACCAACAATCACTATCACAGGCGGAAATGGTACAGGCGCAACTGCGACTGCATATATGAAACCTTCTGTTGTGCGTTCATTAAACACCACAATCAAATACGACAGATATGAATACACATCACAAATTGTTAATTGGGAAGCAAATACAGTTTATGATGAAAACCAATTAGTTAGATTTAATGATCGTGTATACAGGGCAATCAATGCAGATGGATCTACAGCAAGTGATTCCACATTTGATCCGGCCGAATATCAAATTGTGGCTGCTGATACACTTTCGGGCATTGATCGTACAACAGGATTTTATGTTTCTGATGTGAACAATCCGGGCCTAGATTTAGCGTTGTTGATCGATGGATTAGACTATCCAGGGGTACAATTAATGGGCCCAGGATTCGGCGCAAATACTGGATTTGATGTTGGCAATTATGATATCAACTTATTTGATAATTTGGATTATGGACCAGAAGGATTACCAACATACAGTGAAAGCATTCTTGATAACGAAATATTTACATCGTTTACCGGGTCGTATGTGGGCGTTGATTTATCTGGCATTGACGCAGTACAATCATTAGCGACCGCAACTGTTAATACTAGCACTACTGAAATTTCTGAAATCACAATCACAGAAATAGGCAAAGGTTATTCGGCAGATGTACCACCAAGTGTAACTATTAGCGCACCTCGCGACAATATCACAGCAACAGCACTTGCAACTATTGATTTTGCCACACTAACAGTAGATGATATTGCGGTTACAAGCAGTGGATTCGGATATATTACGACTCCGACTGTGACCATCACGGCTCAACCAAATTCGCCAGGTGAAACGGCCACAGGATACGCATTAATATCAGCCGGCAGCGTAACCGGAGTAACGTTATCAAATAATGGATCCGGATACACAGGTCCACCGACAGTTACATTCTCAGATCCGCCAAGCATTGTAACATCACGTGCAAGAGCGTCAGTAACTACACTGAGTAGCACTGGTGGGGTAACAGCAACTACAATTACGAACGGAGGAAACAGTTATACAAGTGCTCCAGCAGTAACCGTTACTCCTCCGCCTGCAAGTGTAACAGCAACCGCAACCGCTGCGATTGCCGGATATGAATTAAGCACAGTTACTTTAGATGTGGCTGGTAATTATTATAGTTCAGCCCCGACTGTAACAGTAGCGGCACCAACTGCAATTGCTGCTCAAGCAACAGCATCAGCAACAATTGGGGGCAATCAGGTACAAAGTATCAGTGTAGATCAACCGGGTTATATGTATCAAACTGCACCATCAGTAACTATTACCCCGGCATCGCCAACGGCTGGTACCAATGCTGCGGCAACAGTAGCATTAGATACAACTACAGTTGGTTTTGATGGGGTAGATGGTGACGGTGACGGATTTGATGCTGTTGCTTTTGATACTGAAGGCGGAATTGGAACGTTTACTATTCTTGTTGAAGGTGATGGGTATACATCTGCTCCTGTAGTTACCATTAGTGCCCCAGACATTAGTGGAGGCACACAAGCAACGGCATCTGCAACAGTAAGCGGCGAAACTGCACCGTTATATGCTGGACAAGGAAGGGTTACAAGTATTACAGTTACTGAACCTGGTTCAGGATATACAACTGCGCCTACAGTAAGCATTGCTGCTCCAGATTCAAATATTAATCATGGTACTGGTGCAACCGCTACTGCAACATTAGATGATACCGCGGTTATTAGTATTGCTGTTAGTAATGGTGGTAGTTATTATGATATTGCTCCAACAATCTCTATTGATCCTCCAACAACTGTTACCACAGCAACAGTTGATTCGATCGTAAGTGGCGGTGTTGTTACAGGATTTACAATCACAGATAACGGTTGGGGGTATTTAGAAACTCCAAGTATCACTATTGCAGCACCAGATGTCACACCGGTAACAGCCGCATTTACAGCAAACTTAACTGGCGACGCAGTAACATCATTGACAATTGACACAGCAGGTGCTGGTTATTTAACAGTACCAACACTAACAATTGCAGTAGATCCAAGCGTATCTAATGATATTGCCACAGGCACAGCGGTAATGACAAACGGTAATGTGTATAGTGTTACAATCACAAATGCAGGGGCAAATTATGCAACCGCACCGAGTGTAACATTTAGTGATCCAACGGGTACGGCGAGTCATGGAACCGGAGCAACTGCGACTGCGATTGTTGTTAATGAACAAGTCACTGGTATCACAATCACTAATCCAGGCACCGGATATGATCTAGCACCAACCATTACTATTAGTGCGCCCACCCGCACGACACAACCTGCAACCGGTGTTCCTGTTATTGTTGGTGGATCCGTTATTGGCATCACTATTACTGATCCAGGTTTTGGATACTTACGAACTCCAACTGTTACAATTGGTCCACCAAGTGATATTGATCCTGATGCTGATATTGTTGGTGGTGAATTCATTGATGTATATAATTCACATGCACCAGAAGAATTAATTCCTGGAGCAATTTTTGACACACTTGACTTAAAAGTCCATACACTTCCAGGTTATGATTACCTTGGTAACGGTCACGGATTCGAAGTTAAGAGCATAGTTTATGCTAATCCGGGTGCAGGAAATATAGTAGCCTGGGGTGGTCTTGATGCAAGATGTGCACCAACGTCTGCGTTGGAAAATCGTAATCTGGTACAGCACCCAGCAGAATTAATCGTATATAATGCAACGACCGGAACAAGATTGTACGAAGGTATTAATTATACAGTCAACTGGGCAGACAAAACTGTGCAGTTAAATAGTGGGTTGGGTATTCTTGATGAAGTTAAGATTTTTGTGTATGGGATCGGCGGCGGAAATCAATTATATCGCAATTCTTACTTGGGCGGTGAAATTGTAGGCAATACTCTGGTGCTTCCAATTAACTATGATAGTATCGAAAGTGTGCTGGTTTTGGTTGATGGTGATGAAATCTTGTCCTACAGTTATGCAGAAGGTTCTTTTGTCAGCCAAACTATAATTGAATTTGACAATGCATACACAGACAGCAACTATATTAACATCACAGTATTTGGTGCTAATCCTGCAGAAGACGGATCAACTATAACTGATCTGGAATACAGTTATCCAGAAACTGAAATTTTCACTTGTGATGGATCAACAAATACGTTTACATTGAGCATTGACGTTGATAATAAGAATCGAGAAAATTTAATTGTTGAGTTAAATGGCCGCAGATTGCAGCCACCAACAGCTAAACGTCATGTTGGTGACGGCTCTAGTATTACAACATACGAATTACCAGATGGCATGTCTACTGGTATCGATATGAGCGAAGTAGATGACGATGAAGTTGTGGTATACGTTAATCAAGTTAGACAAGTGAGCGGAATTGATTATCAATTAGATCCAGCAGACGGAAGTAGTTATCGTACTATTAGTTTCTTAGCAGAAGTTCCGGGCCCGTATGATATAATTGACATTTATGTTACCAAGACTGAAGGCGAAATTATTGATGGTATTCAACAAGGCACACACGCTGGATATGAATTGGGCGGTGATAGTTCAGAAACACTGGTGATTGCGACTGGATATGGAATTGATTTAAACGCTGGAGACACGCTTGCTGTAACTGCCTGGAGAGATGTGAGAGAACAAGATGTGTTCACACAGATTTTCAAAGGTCCAGTTACGGTTCTAGAAGCGACTCGAGAATTATTCGATACATATGGGTTTGACATGGATTTATTTGATAGATCTACCGGTGCCTATGCAACAATTAACGTGTTTGACTTAGAAACTGTAGTTGAGAATACTGATAGAATGTGGGTGACATTAAATGGACGTAGACTGCTTCCAGGATCAGATTATAGTGTTACAAATGAAGGAACCACATTAGTTATTGCTGGCGGTTCAATAAGCGACACTGATGTAATTGCGATCACAACGTTTACCGACAGCGTTGTCCCAGATGCAGTAGGATTCCGCATATTCAAGGATATGCGTGATAATGTAGCAGTTTATAGAAATAATACCGGTAGTCAGACATTCTTAACACGTACACTAAAATGGACAGATGATGTTATCTATGTCGATGATGCAAGTAAATTGGGTACACCTAATCTAGATGCTGCTATTTTTGGTATTTTGGAAATAAATGGTGAACGAATTACGTATCGCGATGTTGACTTAGACAACAATACAGTAAGCGGATTACGCAGAGGAACAGCCGGAACAGGTATGCATCGAGAGCATTCAGCAGGATCTGTAGTAACTGATCTAAGTCGCGGACAGTTATTGCAAACACCGTACAATGAGATCTGGTACGCTCAAGGTGCAACAACCGCAAGTGATGGAATTGCATTGCAACAGCAAACAACCATTGCGGCTAAATTCCTGAAAGGCCTATGAAACCGGTTGCATAAATAATAAAAATGCAAAAAACAAACGCACAACAAGAAAAGAAAATGGATAGCAAAGAGACAAAACCTAACGAATCAGGAACGGTAACTATTCAAGGACACATTAAGATTTTTGATCCTAATACCAACGAAGTGTTTATTGACAAGCGTAACGCTATTCATTATGAAAACATGAGTGAAGCGTTAGCACAAAGTCTTGCTAACAAAAACTTAGGATACATTTATCAAATGAGTTTTGGAAACGGCGGCACTAGTGTTGATCCAACTGGAGTCATCACTTACTTGCCAGCCAACACAACCGGACAAAATGCAGATCTATATAACGAGACTTATAGCAAGGTGGTTGACGATAACTCATCAACAAACACAGATACCAGTCGCAATAACTTAACTGTACTGCACACATCAGGACGTGTATATACAGATATTCTTGTAAGTTGTTTGCTAGATTATGGCGAACCAAGTGGTCAACAGGCGTTTGATAATAGCACCAACCTAGATGGCGAGTTTGTATTTGATGAATTAGGATTAAAATCGTGGAATGGTTCAGCAAGTGATTTGAAATTAATCACTCATGTTATCTTCCACCCTGTTCAAAAATCATTGAACAGACAGATACAAATTGATTATACAGTTCGTATCCAGACATTAACGAATTTAAGCGCAACATAATATGCGTAGATTGAATAATTGATAAATAAGTTTAAAGAATTGGAGTTAGTCAAAAATGGCTTATACTATAAACAAAACAGACGGTACAGTTTTTGCTTCGGTAGCTGACGGTACAGTAAACACATCATCAAGCATGACTATTATTGGTAAAAACTATGCTGGTTATGGTGAGTTTTTAGGTGAAAACTTTATTAAACTATTGGAAAATAGTGCAAATAGTACAGCACCAAGTGCACCACTGCGTGGTCAAATGTGGTTTGATACTGGCAATGGTTTGTTAAAAGTTTATAACGGCACTACCTGGAAAAATTTAGGTGCAGCCACATCAAGTGCTAGCGCACCTAGCAGCAATGTTGCTGGTGATTTGTGGTTTGATTCGACTAACAGCCAACTAAAAGTATACGACGGATCAAGTTTTATTCTAGTAGGACCTGCGTTTACTAGTGGCACAGGCACATCAGGTGCAATTGTTGATACTATTAATGACGGAAGTGCAGACCATGTTGTGGTCCAACTTTGGGTTGAAGATAAGATCGTAGCAATGGTAAGTAAAGATCCAACATTTACTCCTGGCAGTGCTGTTGGGGGAGATTGGAATTTACAAAGCATTAAACCAGGTATCCAGTTAAGTACAGCTATTTCAAATTCATATTTCCAAGGTACTGCAACAAATGCAGACACACTTGATAATTTAAATAGCACTGATTTCTTAAGCGCAATTGGTAACGATAGCACAACCGGATCATTATATGTGTTAAACGACACTGGATTCCGTGTTGGTCAAGATCAAGACCTCCGTGTTAGTGTTAGCGGATCGGACGTAACAGTACAAAATGCCACGCTAGATGGTGATATTATTTTCCGTGTAAACGATAATAGCGTAGTAACAACCGTTATGACACTTGATGGTGCAACTAGTCGTGTTATTTTAGCCGGAGATCCAACAACGGCGTTGGGTGCTGCCACAAAACAATATGTAGACGCTGCCACAAGTACAGTAGGCGATCTATTATATCGTGATGGTACAAATACAATTTCTGGCAATATTGTGCCAGATGGTGACGGTACTCGAAATTTTGGTAGTGGTGGTGCTAAATTTGCTACCATTTATGCCACAGAATTTAATGGTACAGCAACAACAGCAGAATACGCTGACTTGGCAGAACGCTTCGAAGCTGATGCTGAATACGAAGCAGGTACTGTTGTAGAATTAGGCGGTATTGCTGAAATTACTAAAGCTGTAGAAGAATTATCAGAAAACGTTTTTGGCGTTATCTCAGACCGTGCGGCGTACTTAATGAACGCAAAAGCAGGTACAGATGCTACACACCCACCAATCGCTATGAATGGACGTGTGCCGGTTAAAGTTATTGGAACTGTGAATAAAGGCGATCGCTTAGTTTCTGCAGGCAATGGCTTTGCCCGTGCAGCACAAGACGGTGAAGCAACAGCACGTAATATTATTGGTCGTGCGTTAAATAATAAAGAGACAACCGGCGAAGGCACAGTTGAAGCAGTCGTTAAAATTAATTTTTAAAAGAAGATTTACATACCCAGCTATAATAAATTGTTGTGACGCTTGTAGAAATACAATAAAAGTATAGTACTTTACTGCAAAAGCAGAACGCCGCACATTATAGCGTTGTTAAATCAACTAATACAAAGGGAATAATATAACATGGCATATACAGCAGGCGATACAATTTTAGATGATCACTACAACACTTTTGTACAAGGTGGCGCTAGTGCAGTAGATCATAATGTTGCAAACGTAAACACCGTATGGGGAACAGTTGCGACTGGTGATAAAGGTTATGGACAATCTGGCAACCTTTCCACAGTAAGTACGGGTTCAACAATTACTGCAACACAATGGGTAAACTTACTTAATCGAGTAAGCACAATTGCCAATCACCAAGGCACTTCAATTACAGCAATCACTAACCCTACTACTGGTGATACTATTAGCGCATATACAGCACTAAGTGGTAACATTACCAGTATTTTTAATAACAGATTAAATTGTGCAGCAAGTGGTACTGATATCACAACAGGCGGCACACGTTCTGGCACCAATACCTGGTATACGCAGCAACAAACAACATATACTGTTACATTTACTAGTGAAACAGCAGCACGTTATTTCTTTAATGCAGGCGGACGTATTGCGTTAACACTAAGTCGTTCAGGTGGTACAACCAATGACAAAAATACCGGATGGTCAAACCTATTAACATCGTGCGGTACATTATATTTTACTGGGGGCGGTGGTACATCGAATGTTAGCATTGCTGGCAGCGCAATATATTCAGGCACAACACGTGTTGGTGGTTCGGGAACCCCTACCACTTATTTAGAAAACACAGGATGGCGTGATTACACCGGAACGTATGTTACACTTTGGCAGAAATATGACTCGACATATCTATATACCACAAACTATGTAACTGTTGAAGCATACAAATCAGCAGCAAATATTTACTATAGAATTACGTTAGTAGACGCAGCAACAGACACAACTACCTTCCCGGATGGTTCAGCATCGGCATTAGATAACGTTGATGGCACCTTAACAGCCACAATGACTATTAAACCACCTGCAACTACGTATATTTCAAACACATGGGGAACTCCAACTATGAGTTCAACTGCATGGTCAGGTAGTTAATAATTCAAGCGTTGCATTGAAATTAGTAAAGGGCTTAACGGCCCTTTACTTTTGACTCAACTTCCTGTATAATAAGTAACACTATGAATACTGAACAACTTGTAGAAACAGTTCGCCGTCGTTTTGATCACGATGCTGCCAAACGTGTGCTTAAAGAAAAGTACGAAGCAAAGATGCTTTTTGCGCATGCTGGCGGAATGTGGCGAGCAGGTCCAGAACTACTAAAAACATTAGATATTTGCTTCGAAGAGGAATGTGTATTATTAGATGAATACGGTAATCCTGTAAAAGTAAATGTTAGAGATTTAGAGCTATTAGCACAACAGCGTTGGCAAGAACAGATGAATGGGTGGCTAAATGAATTTCAAGAACTCGGCCGTCAAAGGTAAGTTTACTCCAAATAATAAAAATAAATTTTTAGGAAAGAAAGATCCAATTTATCGTAGCCTATGGGAACGTAGATTTATGATGTATTGCGATCGGTCTGAAGCTATTAAATTCTGGGACTCGGAAAGTTTTCATATTCCATATATGCATCCTAAAGAAAAGCGTATGCGTAATTATTATCCAGACTTTTATGTAGATTACATTGACAAATATG